AACAATGCGTAAAGAGAATTATAATTATGGTATAAGTTTATATTATAGCATTTGTAAACTATTTAATATTAGTTCCCTAAAGCACTATATAAAAATAAAGTGTAATATGAAAAATATTAATAATAAATTTTATTTAGATAAATATAATTATTTTGAGATTAGAAAAAGTTGCTGCGTTATTAATAATAATAAATATTTAAAAGAGATATTATGCATCTTCTATATATATAATAAGAATATATTTGTTTGTAATTTTGATACTGGAGAATATTTTTGGTTAAGGGATAAGTTCAAATAATACTTGAAAAAGAAAGAATAGTATAGTAAAATAATAGTATGAAAGGAAGATTATATGGATATAATATATATATTAATAGTGATTATAATGGACATACCGATGGCTTTTTTTTGAATAAGTTGTCATTAATTTATAACCCAAATAATTATAATGGATTACCATATATTGACGTAAGTAGTTTGGTACCTAATTCGGGGGTATTATATGATAATTTAGATAATATAATATTTGCTAGAAATTTATATAATAAGATAATTTCTGAATCGGCCACAACAAGTACACTAGAAATACCAAATAAGCTATTAAATGATATTTTAATATCAAAACAAAATTTGGTAGGTGAGACAAATATAACACATATTAATAATAATGATGTTATACAAAAAAATATTTATGAAACAGTATATTTAAATTTTACTAACTTGATAAATATAGTAAACAATAATAATGATAATTCAATATTAAACACAACAGCATCTGCTAAGCTAAATCATGCTATTAATACACTTAGCGAATACGATAATACTAAAATGACTAAATATAGAATAAATTATGAAGATGGCACAAGTATAGTGTCTTTTTTTAATATAGAAAACCAACAAGAAATTTATGACAGATATACTTTAACATTAACTTTTTATTTAAATAAAAAAGCAAATAATTTAGAATTTATATCTAATGATGAGCAAACAGTATATTGTACTATTGATTTATCCAATTACGAAATAAATAAACTATACTCTTTAAAGCAAAGAGTAAGAATAGGAGGAGAAAATGAACGAAGAAGAGAAAAAAATAAAAATTACTTTTGAAGATAAAGTGTTTCTTAATGTTCAAAATGATATTCCAGAAAAAAATAAAATAACAGCTGACAACATAAACGAAATAAAAGAAGTAGTAAATAATATTACAGAAAATGGTGATGGTTCAATTGCTGGCGATACATACCCAATAGGAGCCATCGCTTCATTTGCAGGACCAACAGTACCATCAAATTGGTTATTATGTAATGGACAGGCAGTATCAAGAACTGATTATAGTGATTTGTTTGCAATTATAGGAACAACATATGGTGTTGGTGATGGCAGTACTACATTTAATTTACCCGATTTAAGAGGTAAAACCACTGTAGGTCTTGATTCAGCTGATAGTAATTTAGATGCTTTAGGTAAAAATTATGGTGAAAAAGAACACACCCTAACAAAAGCAGAGTTACCTAATATTAAATTAAAAATTTTAGATGGTTCTTATTCAAATAAAGATGTTACTATCGCTGGATATAATACATCTAACGGTTCAAATTGGCCTGCAGTTAATTCTTTAAAGGCCACACCAAATGAAAGCCAGGTATTGACTACTGAAACATTAGGGGAAGACCAACCACATAATAATATGCAACCATCTGTAGCTACAAATTTTATTATTAAGGCTAAACAAAGTGCTGGCGTAGTGGCAACAATCGTGGATAGTTTAGAAAGTAATAGTTCAGTGGATGCTTTAAGTGCCAAACAAGGTAAAATTCTTGATGAAAAAATAAGAAATGTATATCCAACAGAATTATATTCTATAGATAAAACCTTTAAAGAAACAAAAACAGGAACAATTATAACGTTATCAGATGATATAACTAAATATAACAGAATTGTTGTTTATGCTATGAACAATGAAGGTGTAATGAGCAGTTGTGAAGTCTATAACCCACAATTAAATGATAAGTTTTCAATTTTTGTTGCAGGTTCTGGTTCAAGGTCAGGTTACTATGCATTTAATGGTATTACAAGAAAATTTACAATATCAGGTAATAAAGGTATAACTTATAACGAGGCAACAACTTTAACCTCACATACAGCATCACAAGCAAATTTAGAAGGGTTTGTACTTGATAGTAGCAACTTAATGATTTATGCTGTTTTAGGTTTTAATAATTAGTATAATTAAAAATAAAAGAAAGGAGCAAATATGGAAATATTAGAAGAATTACAATTTACCCATACTTATTGGGCTTTTTTATTGCCTATAATTCTAATGGTTATTGATGTAATTACAGGTTATTATAATGCCTGGAAAAACGGAAATGTAAGAAGCCCTAAAATGCGAGATGGATTAGGTAAAAAAATGGCAGAAATTTGTTATATAGCAGTGGCTGGTTTAATAGGAACTGCATTTGGTATTGACAAGGTTGTTTACCTTGTTTCTTTTTATGTCATTTATATGGAAATAATTTCTATCGCTGAAAATTGCGATAAATTAGGTTTTCCAATGCCAAAAAGTTGGAAAGAAAAATTAAATAATCATAATAAAGAGGAGGAATAATTATGAAAATATTATTATCCGCAGGACATGGTGGTAGAGATAGTGGTTCTATCGGAACAGATAATGGGAAAGAAAAAGATAGAACAATGGATTTAGTAAATCTAGTTGCTAGTAAATTAAGAAATATGGGACATACTGTTACAGCTAAACAAGAAAAGAATTGGTTAGGTTGGACAAGTTCTAATAAAAAAGGATATGATTATGCTTTAAGTATTCATTTTAATTCATATAATGGCTCTGCAACTGGTACAGAGTGTTTTTATAAAAATATTAAAGGAAAAGCTTCTGAATTATCTAAAACAGTATCAAGTGCTATGGGTATACGAAATAGAGGGGCTAAACAAACGTCAAATTTAAGAATGCTTAATATTGGATTTGATAATTTATTAGAGATTTGTTTCCATGATAATTCTAATGACTTATCTAAATATAATGCTAATAAAGATGCTGTGGCTACAGCTATTGCAAATGTAATTACAAATGGTAAAACAGTAAGCACTGGAACATCTACATCAAAACCTTCAAATAGTACATATAAAGGTAGTTCTCTAGTTGATTATCTTAAATAAATAGGAGTAGATAGATCATTTAATAATCGTACAAAATTAGCCCAAGCAAACGGTATTAAAGGATATACAGGGACAGCTAGTCAAAACACTGCATTATTAGGTAAATTACGTGGTGGTGGAACAACTACAGTACAAAGCAATAATTACTATGCTAAATACAATGGTTCAAGTGGCTCATTAGTAGATGCTTTAAAATCATTAGGAATAAATAGTTCATTTGGTAACCGTAGAAATATTGCTAAAGCGAATTGTATTAGTGTATATCTTGGTACTGGTAACCAAAACACTACATTACTTAATTTACTTAAACAAGGTAGATTAAAAAAATAATAAAACTCGGTTAATTCCGAGTTCTTTTTTTGTGAAATTATGCGATTATATAAAGTAGTATTTGACTTTTAAACTTTTTTTGATATAATAAGGACACCTTTTGACATTTGAAAAAACCAATTTTAGGTATACAAATTAAGCAAAAGGTGTTATAATAAAAGTGCAAGAAAAAAATATACGTATAACTTTATTCCTCTTGCATACATTAAAAAAGAGATAACCCTAATTTCGCGGTTAGGTGCTATCTCCACATTTCTGTGTCGCACCATAACTCATTAGCTGAGTTAGGTGCTTTTTTTATTGCCCTTTCGATTCTCTTAACAATAATAAAAGTACAACTAATATTATCGCAAGAATGACTAAATAAGCCATTAAGTACTCCTTTTAGTAATACTCGAACCATGTGGACCACCTCCTTCCACAATTTCCTAAAAAACTATGTGGAGGTAAGCACCTAACGTATCAAGGTTATCTCTTAAACATAATATCAGAATAATCGACAAAAATCAATGGGAATAAAAAAGTTTTCCACAATAAAACCTCGCTTCTATGTCCTAGAAACGGGGTTCATATCATGCTTGGGGTCTTTTTTTATCAGGGGAAAGTACAAAACTTTCCGATTATGAAAGATTACTGGTTTTTTCAAACCGATACCTATATTAACAGAGCAATGTATATAAGTCAATTATTTTTGTTCGACAAAATTCGGTATGTTTTCTTTCCTTATTATATAATGGTCTTATTTAAATATAATAAAATCAAAAAAACTCCCAAAAAACTCCCAAAGATAAAAAATAGTCCAAAAAATATGGAAAATATGATAAAATAGGGATAAGAAAACAAGTGAAAAACAATAAAAAAGAAAAAAATTAGTCCTATTGGGGCAGCCAATGAACTTAAAAACCCTTTATAAACAAAGGGTTTTAATATATTTACAATTAATAAAACTCCCAAAAAACTCCTAGAGAGCATTATCCATCATTTCTGCACGTTTTATTTTATTTTCTACAAATAGAGTAGCATAGTGTTTTGAAGTTGTATTTGAACTAGCATGTCTTAATTGTTCTTGTACCTCTTTTAAACCACAACCATTACTTATCAAATATGAAGCAGTAGAATTTCTCAATTCTTTTACTTTTCTACGAGGAAGCCCAGCTTTATCAATGAAAAAGTTTATATTTGTACGAATAGTTTGTTGTGCGTATGGCCAATTTCTATCTGGATTTTTAAAAATAAAATCATTTTCTTTGAATACAATACCAATGCTTTTACAATAATTAATATAGTTAAGTATGCTATTTATAGTATTAGCCCCAACATATAAAACATCTAATGAACCTTTTGTTTTTCCATCAGAGATTTCTTTATCATCAACAATGGTTCTATTTAGGTGTACCTTAACTACTTTTTCGTTACAAACTGTTGAATTTAATAAATCAAAATCAAAATCACTTGGCCAAAAGCCTTGTAATTCTCCTAAACGTAATCCCATACCATAAATAGTGTCTGTTATAGCTAGTGTTCTATAAGCTACTAATTTATTTTTTTTGTAATTTTTCATAGTTTTTCTCAATTGCTTAATTTGTTTATCATCGTAATATAGTATTTCATGATATGGTAATGCAAAATTTTTTACCAACGTACAAGGATTTACTTTAATTACTTTTTTCTTTTTTTGTAGCCAATTTAAGTAAGCAGATAATCTTTTATGTAGAGTATTTCTAGTTTCATCACATATATCTTCTTTTTCCATGAGATACTTATGCCAATCTTCTATAATATTGTCATTTCCATCAATATTATTTAATTCAATATTTTCAAAAAAAGGGATAATGTGTTTGTTAAATCTACCTCGCTTATTTATAACTGTTGATTTTTTTTGTTTATCAGAGTATAAGCACCAATCAAAGTATTCTTCTATTAAATCCATAGACATATAATTAAATTCTATACCTTGCTTAATTTTAGCTTGCTTTTCTGAATTTTTAATTAAATCTTTAGCTTCCTTTTCGGTTTTTAGACCTGTTCTAGTAGTTCTAATACGTTTTCCGCTATAATCATACCCTAGCGATAAATCAACTGCATAAGTGCCGTTTTCTATGTGTTTATAGATGTTTGGGTATTTGGTTTTTTTATATTTCTTTTTATCCATTTTAATTCACTCCTTTTATTGCTAAAAAATGTTATTTTTGTTATAATAAAAGGGTACAAGAAAAGAATTTGTCTTGATCGGACTATTTTTATTTTGTACCCCTTCTAGTAGGGATTTGACTATTACTGTTGCAGCAGTAGTAGTCTTTTTTTATTTTTTTAATTTTTTAAAATCATTTAATACAACTATTGCCATTCCAATTGCTCCTATTATAAGAATTATAAAAAGAAATATTGCAAAAATTATTATTCCAATACTATTTTCAAAAATATTTCCACTAATGAATTCTTTTATGATCAAAGTAACACCAAGTACTATAGCTGAAAAAGCTAATATATCCATAACTGTTGAACCTATTTTTTGCATTATTTACCTCCTATATTATCTAATAAAAATTTAACATACCTATCAGCTTCATCTTCATATTGATTAACTTTAAATGCTAATAAATCATTATCTACTTGTTGCAGATGATTTAATTCAATATGCGCAAGCTCATGCAGTATTGTTTTTTTTCTCATATAATAAGATAATTCTTTATTTATAAATATATTAAATATTCCATCATATTGAAATACACAACCATTAATTCCGATTGGCATTTCTTCATATGTTATAGTTGCATTATAATAATTTAAAAGTTCTTGTTGTGTTATTTCCCCTTTTAATAAATTTAAAATATTCATACTTAATACACCTCTTCATTCTATATTAAGCACCTATACTAGCATACTTGTCCATTACATTTAATTATTTTTGCGTTGTTTATCGATGTCGCGCATTCTTTTTTTAAAAATAAATTTCATAGTTTCTTTATCATCATCAGTTAGAAATTTTTTGTATTTATTCCATAGCACATCTAATTCATCGAATTGGTTTTCTGTGTTACTAATTTGATTTTCTTTAGCTAAATCATCATTAAATTCAATAATTTCATCATAAGCTAAATAATCTAAAGTACATTTCATAAAATTTGCGAGTTTTCTAGTTGTGCCTAATCTGGAATTATCTGCGCTTTTTTTTTCATATAAATCTCTTAACGTTGTATATGGGATTTTGCTCTTTAATGCCAATTCCTTTAAGTTTTTGTAACCGTTTTCCTTCATGAAAGTATCAATTTTATCATTGATAGGCATTATATTTCCCCCTTTCATTATTTAAATTATATAAAAAAAACATACAAAAGTAAACATAAAAATACGAATTTTCGTATTTTTTTTACAAAAAGGTATTGACATAATACGAATAACCGTATTATAATGTGATTGTTGATACGGTAGCCCGTATTAGAAAGGAGGTAAAAAATGTTTCCAAATTTAAATGCAGAGTTAGCTAGAATTGGTAAAGACCAAACTGCAATTGCTACAGTTTTAAAAATTCACAAATCATCAGTAAGTGAAAAAATGACTGGTAAAAGAGATTTTAAACTAATAGAGTGTAAAACAATAAAAAAAGAACTTTTTCCAAACAAAACACTTGATTATTTATTTGAAACTTACGATATAGATTTAATACAAGAGCTAGATAATTATAAAGAAAACTAAAAGTCCGATCAAGACAAAGGAGGTTTAAAGATGCCTAAATTATTTTATACATATAAAGACATTATGGAAATTTTAAATTATTCAGAAAGTAAAGCTTATGAAATAATTAAGATTTTGAATAAAAAATTAGAAAAACAAGGATTTAGAACAGAAAAAGGACGGGTTCTAAAAAGTTTCTTTGAAGAGGAATATGGAATAAATCAAAAAAGCCCACTGATAAATACATCAGTGGACACTTCCCAAATTGACTTATATAAATAAATCTCTTCAATTATAGCAAAATTTAATAAAAAAATCAAATTGGAGGAAATATGAAAAAAAATAGAAAATTAATTCCATTGGTCGTATATACACTAAATATTTTAATAATTTTTATAGTACTTGGAACAATAGGAGAACTTTATAGAAATGATATGAATCAGCACATAGAAAGAGTATCTGAAAAATGTGCTTTACAAGGATATGGTATTGAAGCTAACTACACAAAGGAAGGTGATGAATACTATGTCTGTAAAAATTGAAAGAAAAAGCCAAACATCAGAGATTATAAAACATTTAAAAAAGCATCGAAGTATTACATCCAAAGAAGCTATTAAATTATATGGAGCAACTAGGCTTTCTTCTATAATTTATGCTTTGCGAGCACGTGGCTATGGTATTTCAACTGAAAAACTTTATGGTGTAAACAGATATGGTAATAAAGTACCTTATGCTAAATACTGGCTTGATAAAGAAGAACTAGAAGGAGGAAAATAATATGTTATTAAATATCTTATATTATGCTTTTTGTGCTTTTTTTACGATTATATTGACATTTACTATAATTTACACAATTATCTATTGTATCAAAACTCTAACAAAGGAATTAAACAATGGAAACAAAAACCGAAAATAAAAAAGCATTTTTAATGTATTACGAATATGAAGAGCAACTAGAAGATTTAACCGATGAAGAACTAGGACAATTAGTTAGACATATTTATAAATATGAAAAATTAGGTTTAGAACCTGAAAATTTAGGTTTTTTAATGAAGATGGCTTTTAACTTTATTAAAGGAAACCTAAATCGTGATAGAGAAAAATACGATAAAAGAGCGGAAACATCAGCAATTAATGGTAAAAAAGGTGGTCGGCCTAGAAGAAATAAACCTAATGAAAAACCTAATGAAAAACCTAAAAAACCTAATAAAGCCGATATAGATATAGTAATAGATAATGATATAGATATTGATATAAAAAATGTAAATGATATAGATAATGGTAATGATAATTTTGAATTATCATCAACATTATTTGATTTGATAGAAAGTAATTTTGGCAGGACATTATCACCTATTGAATACGAAGAAATAAGTACATGGAAAGATAATGAGATAACTAGACATGCCATAAAAGAAGCAGTGCTAAAAGGTAAATGCGGTATTAAATATATCTCACGTATTCTTGAATCATACCAAAAACAAAATATAACAACTGTTCAACAAGCCAAACAAAACGAAGAAGAATACAAAACCCAGCAACAAAATAAAAACAGTTATAAAAATGCCACCGAAAAAATAAAAGAATTGGAAAGAAAAGTATCGGAGGAAGAAAATGACTAAATCAGAAGTTTTGCATTTTATGAAAAAAATTAAATCATATTATCAGAACTTCGCTATTGAAGATTATATTTTAGATGAGTGGTATGACAGATTAAAACCGTACAGTATCGAAGATGTTTACAAAAAATTAGATGAACATTTAAACGGTAATTACCAAAATGAAATACCAAAATTACACTTTATTACAAAATTTTTAAAGACACCAGCTGAAAAATCAGAAGAAAAGATTGTTATTAGATGTGCATTTTGCGGTAAGAGTATTGAATTAGAAAAACACGAGAGACATTTAACAAGACATAATTCGATAACTTATATCAAACGAAATGAACGAAGAATTGGAAAAGTATTTGATGAAACTAAAATGTATGAATTAACCGAAGTAGAATTTGATAGATTATATAAAAAAATTTTAGAAGCTTTGTATGTTGTTTCAAAAGATGAAAAAGAGAAAGAAATTTTAGAAAAAATAATATTTGTGGGGTGAAAGTTAATGACTATAAAAGAATTATCAAAATATAACAATTTAAAAATTGAAGTAAAACAATTAGAAAAAAGCATATCAGAACTGTATGAGATGGTTCTTGGTAGTCCAGAAATAACTGGCATGCCCAAACAAAAAGGCTCTAGCAAAAGTCCAGTTGAATGTCTTTTATTGAAAAAGGTAAAACTAGAACAAAAACTAACAAGCAAACAAGAAAAATTATTAGCTGAATTATCAAAAATAGAAAACTTTTTAGATACTATCGATGATATTACATTAAGAATTACAATAAGAGAAAAATATATAGAAGGTAAAACATGGAGTCAAATAGGTAAAAAACTTAATTTTGATAGGACTACATTATATTATAAATTAAAAAAATTTTTAGAAGAAAGGATTGAAAATGAGTAAAAAGAAGAAAATAAAATCTCTTAAATTATTTCCAAAATTCATAAAAACTCAAATAAAATTAAATCATGCAGAACTTAAAATATCAATTCTTGAAGAAATTATTAAAAACGAATTATATAACACTTTAATGGATAGAGTTCAAGCGCCGAATGAAATAGAAAGATTACGTAAAGAGAATAAAACCTTAAGAGCTAAAAATAGAGAGTTAAAGGATAAATTAAAAGGTGAAAGCGATGCAAGGTGAAATTATTAGTATAGAAACCGCACAAGAAATATCTGCATTAAAAAGAGAAAATGAACAATTAAAAAAAGAGCTTCAAAAATTAAAAAATAAAACTATTCTAGAATTAACAGGCCTAAAAACAATAGATAAAATCGAAAGACAATTAGAAAGAATTAAAAATGGTAAATAAGTTTAAAGTTTTAGAATTATTTGGTGGAATTGGTGCATGCAGCAATGCACTTAAAAGATTAGATATTCCATATGAAATAGTAGATTACGTAGAAATAGATAAGTACGCAGTTAAATCTTATAATGCAATTTATAGAACTAACTTTGAACCACAGGATATAACAACTTGGAATAAAGATGTAGAAGTAGACTTAATAATGCATGGAAGCCCATGTCAAGATTTTTCCCTAGCTGGTAAACAAGCTGGTGGGGATAAAGATAGTGGGACAAGAAGTAGTTTAATGTATGAAACATTAAGAATCGTTGGGAAATTGAAACCAAAGTATGTCATTTGGGAAAACGTTAAAAACATATTAAGTAAGAAACATATTCATAATTTTAATGCTTATCTAGGAGTAATGGAAGAACTAGGTTATACAAATTATTATCAAGTATTAAACGCCAAAGATTATGGAATACCACAAAATAGAGAAAGGGTATTCACAATTAGTATTTTAGGTAACGATGTTTATGAATTTCCATTAAAACAGGAACTTAAATTAAGACTTAAAGATGTGTTGGAAACTGAAGTTGATGAAAAATATTATTTAAGTAATAAAATGATAGATAAAATTCAATATAACAAAAATTGTGATTGCATTCAAGTAGGAACTTTAGATATAAAAGGTCACGATTGTATAAAAAGAGTATATTCCAAAAACGGAATAAGCCCTACACTGACTGATATGCAGGGTGGAAATAGACAACCAAAAATTTTAATAAAAAACAATACTAAACAAGGCTATCTTGAAGCCTATGATGGCGATAGTGTTAATTTAGAACAACCTAATTCAAAAACAAGAAGAGGTAGAGTAGGGAAACAAGTATTACAAACATTAACGACATCATGTAATCAAGGTGTCATAGTAAACGAAATAGATAATCCTTTAAAAGGAAAAACAAAATATGGTTGGCACTTTGAACAAAATGTATATTCAGAAGATAGCAAGTGTTCTAGAAGTGTAAAAGCTGGTGGTGGAAGTGGAAACATTCCTAAAGTTATAAAAAACGATTTAAGAATTCGTAAATTAACACCAAAAGAGTGTTGGCGATTAATGGGATTCCAAGATGAAGATTTTGAAAAAGCAGAAAAGGTAAATTCAAATACTCAATTATATAAGCAGGCAGGTAATAGTATTGTAGTAAATGTATTAATAGCTATATTAACCAATTTATTAATACCTGGACAAGCCATATTACAAGAAAAACAATTATCAATTTATGATATGGGGTGATTAAATGTTAAAAATATTAAAAAAATTAATAAAAAGCAATTCTGATTATTATAAAAAATACGTGTTAATATATAAAACTAACATAAATAGCGATTATAATTTTATGTACTGTACTGAAAATGAGTTAATAAAAGAATTAGAACAAACAGAAATGTTCCAATATCATATATTCCTAACAAAAGATGAATTAAAAATTGAAACAAATATTGAATTAGATATAGTAGAGAAAGTAGAGGAATAGATATGGATTTATGGATTAGAAGTCAAGATAAACGAATGTTATGTAAACCACAGTATATTGAACTTTATGGTGATAATGAAGTACATTTTGGTGATGTGAATATAGGTTATAGATGTGTTGCAACCTATAAATCCAAAGAAAGAGCATTAGAAGTATTAGATGAAATACAAAAATTTCTTCAACCTGATTTTAAATGCGATGGATATGAAACAGAAACAGGAAATGGATATTATAACATGATAAAGCTTCACTTTTCAGAACCGAACATTTTTCACAAAAGAATTTATGAAATGCCAAAAGAATAGGAGGGATTAATATATGTCTAATATGGAATTTGGTGTAACTACTGAACAAGCAGCAAAAAATATTGCTGAATTTGGTAGACAACTTAAAGGAGTTTTGAAGTTATATATGACTGAAGAAGAAAGAAGGGAATTTGAAGACCCTAAAACTAAAAGAAGAAGAATAAAACGAATTATCAAAAACGCAGAATTACGAATGCAATTTGATTTTGTTATAGGATGTGATTAATTATGAAGAAGGTAATTTTAAATAAATGTTATGGTGGGTTTGATGTATCTAGAAAAGCTTATGAATTATATGCCAAGAAAAAAGGATTAAACCTATATGGATATGAAAGTAATTTTATAAATAATGAATGTTTTTATAAAAAAACTAATAAAGATAATGGTTTTGTAAGTTACTTTACTAAAGATTTTGGTGATAATGTTCAAATAAGTGATGATGATTATGAAAAATATACTTTGTATTTAGGTAGTAATCATAGAGAAGACAAAGTTTTAATTGAAGTTATTGAAGAATTAGGTGAAAAGGCCAGTGGTTTTTGCGGTAATTTGCAAATTGTAGAAATTCCTGATGATTTGGATTATGTAATAGATGAATATGATGGAATTGAAACTTTACATCAGAAAGTCCAGGAGTGGTAATTATGGTTAAAAATTTAATGTATTCGTGTAAATCAAAATGTTTATGTGCTAATTGTAAACATATAAACGGTAACTGTGCTACATGTAATATTCAATTCAAAAAGAAGTTTGATAAAAATATTGTTAAACAATGTGTTAGTGGTGGTGTCAAAGAATGCAAGTATTTTCAACCATTAAAATAATTAGGGTGGTTAGATGAAACAAGAAACTGAATTAGGAACAAAATTATATGTGATAAATGATAATGGGCAAGAAGAATTATTAGGAACTACTAAATCATCACCTATAAATATCATTCCTGAAAATATAGAACCAATTATAGATGCCGTAGAAACCTTTGGCAATGTTATGGGGACTGTATCTTTAAAAGTGAAAATGGCAGGTAATGATTATTATCACAGGAGAAAAGGAAAAAGATATGTAAAAGTACCTTATTTCAATAGTAAAAAATTTATTAGAAAGTTAATAGGTGGTTAGATGAATAAAGAAGAAATAAAACAATTTGAAAATGAACAGTTAAATACATTATTAGAAGAATTAAAAGATATAGATAAATTTACTGGATTTTCAAATGGTGCTTTTAAATACGAACTAGGAAAATATCAAGCAAGTTTATTATTAGAATATATAAATAATTTAAAACAAGCACTAATTGATATAAGAGAATTAATAAAAAAAGACTCTATTGAAATTGATGAAAAATATACAGAAGTATGTTGTTCTGGAGAGAATTTTTTACAAATAATAGATAAAGTTTTAGATTTAGACAAAGTAAGGGGCAAATAAATAATATGAAGTGTGCTAATTGTGGAGAAGTAATTAATGATACTTATTTATCTTGTTTAGATAATTTTTTACAAGTTAAATATTTTGATACAGAAGAAGAAAATGTATTTTGTTCTAAAGAATGCTTTTGTGAAAGTTTATCTTTGGAAGAACTAGAGATAGAAGATGAGAGAGGTTAATGATGAAATATAAAATAACAGAAGTTAGTGATAAACATTTAGTGATACAATTTAAATTCTTTGGTTTCATTGAATATTGGAAAGTTAATAAAGCTATTTATAGTAATATTTTTAGAAGTGGTTTACCAGTAAAATATATGAACAAGACAATAAGAATTTTTAAAAGGATATTATTCTTATATAAAATTGGTTTATTAAAAAGGAGGTAAAAAATGATTAGTTATTATGAATTATTAGGATTAATAAAAGAAGGTAAACAGCCTGATAAGGTTAAATATAAGTACTTTGAATATGAATTTCATGAAGATGGCATTTATATTAATGAAAATAGTGGTTATCTCAATAGCAATTTAGTAGATGATTTTGGCGATTTACCTTTAATCGAAGAAAAAGTTATAGAAATAATAGAAGATAAGCCAAAGCAAATAGAAAAATTAGATTGTGTGGCATTTTTAGATAATAAAGAACTCGACACAATAGCTGATAAAGTAAATGAACTTATAGACAAAGTAAATTATTTATTAGAAAGGGACAAGCAATGAATAAGGAATTAAAACCAAGAAATTTTACAAAAGTAGCAGATGAAATCATTAAAATAATAGATGAAAAATGTACCTATAATGAAGAAAAAATTACAGAGATAATTGAACAAATAGAAAAAGTAAAAAAAGATAATGGATATAAAGCACCTGAATTACAATATGTTAGTTGGTGTGAATTATCTGATATATTAAGTAAGTATTTTGTGCCAAGTAATTCAAAATGGGAAACCGAAATAATGATTGTCTTTAATGATTTAAGTGGCTCAATAGATGATTATTGGGAGGAAGAAGAATGAAAGAAGAAAGAATAGGCGTAATAATAGCAATAGCAGAATTAATTATTATATTATTTCTAGGCTTTGTTATTAGTTATGGAGTAGATATTATAAACGATAAAACAAATTACATTTTAGAATTACAGAAAGAACATAATCAATGTGAATTACAATTAGATTCAATAATTCAAGATTATGAGAGGTTACAGAATGAGTGAACGTGAAGCTATAGAGCAATTATATGATTTAATGAATGATAGAAAAAACTTTATAACAGGAAATGATGAAGGGTGTGAAGTATTTAAAAAAGATTTACAAGCATTAGAAACAATAATAGCAACAAATAAGAATTTACAAAAAGAAAATGATTGTTTATGGGAAAGAATTAAATATTTACTTACAAGTCGTACAGTAAGAATGTATGATGAAGTTGACCCAGTCACTAAAAAGCACAAGTTTGATATTTCTGATTTAGATAACTTACAACAAAGAATAGATAATGCCCTTGAATGGATAGATAGAACGATAGAAATAATAAAAATGCAACCTAGTGAAGATGATACTTGGATATTAGAAAGATTAAATAGCTTTAAATTATGTTTAAAAGGTGGTAGTAATGAGTAATTCGATAATAGTACTAACACTATATTCTATATTAATTACAATAGGATTTATCAAATATTATAGAAAGAATGAAATCAATTATAGTAACTATCAGAACTGTTTAAGAGCGTTAGCTGAATATGATAAAAATTTAGCAGAATATTTAGAGAAAGAAGGCAAAATATGATAATAATAAAACAATTAGAAAATGATCAAGCAGAATTAACAATAGAAAAAGGAACAGATAGTATAACAATTTTTCTAGGGATACAAATGTTAATTGAAGCTTTAATAGAGCAACGAACCGATTTAACTATTGATCTCCTACTAAATGATCTAAAAACAATTTATTTGAGAGATAGTGGTGATAAAAATGACAAAAATAATTCAATTCAGTGATGCAGAGTATTTAATGCGAAAATATAAAATAGGTTTTGATCATGCTACAAAATTATTAAATGAACCATTTGTTCAAGATTTACAACATAGAGTAGATAATGTGACAGAATTAAATCAACAGTTAATAAAGAAAAATTTAAATTTAAAAGAAAGATGTCAAGCATTACTAGGAGCATTATATCTTGCTAAACATAAATTCAACAATGATAAAGCAAAACATAGAAGAAAATATAGGAAATATAGAAATATAGTAAATGATTTAGAGAAGTATCTTGAAGATAAATTAAAAAACAGTTATGGACATATTGATGGAAAACTCACTACTGGAGAATATATAGAATTACAACTTGTACTAAATAGGCTTCAAGAACTTAGGAAAGGTGTTAGTAATGACTAAAGAAACAATGGAACAATTAAAAGATTATTATGAACAATATCTTGAAGATGGTTTTGATTATCAAGATATGCAAGATGTAATTGCTTTAGTATTTGAAATCTATGAAATAGAGTTGAAGAAAGAAGGAAAATAACATGAAAAAATTTAGTAAAGAATGGTTTGAAAACAAATTAACACAATATAAGAAAATGACAAATGGTTATCCAAAACAACTAACAGCCACAAAAGGTTATAAACCTAATTTAAATGTCGTTAGTAAAAGAACACAAAGAATTAATTCTTTATATGAATTAGCCAAAGAAAAAGGTGTAAAACTTGAAAAAATATAAACTAACCAAAATAGGAAAAATGTATATAGTAAGCACATATTCAACAACTGAAGCAAATTATACAAAAATAAAACGTAGAAAGAATAAAGGTTATTTTAATCAAAGGAGGAAAAAATATGGAAATTAGGAATTCAATAGGGTGCATGGCTGCATTTGTCGTTATAGCAATAATAGTCGGAGGTATAGCTTTACTTATGTGGGGGTTACCTCAATATGGTGTGTGGAAAAATGAATTAAAAGGTAAGGCACAATTAAAAGAAGCTGAATATAGTAAACAAGTGCAAATTGAAGAAGCAAAAGCTAATTTAGAAGCCGAAAAATTAAATGCCCAAGCCGAAGTCGAAAGAGCAAAAGGAATGGCTGAAGCTATGGAAATTGAAGGTGGAAAACTTACTGATGAGTATGTTAAATATCTATGG